CATCACAGCAAACGCAAGGGGCTGTGCAAGCTAACACAAATCGTGCGATGCAAGGCAATCCATTGTTACCTGCGGCACAGCAACAACAGCAAGATGTGATAGAGGGGCGATACCTAGCAAACAATCCTTATTTCAACCAAGCCTTACAAGGTGCGGCACAAGGGGCGCAGACTAACTACTACGATGCAATCAGGCAAGCTCAGGGTAACGCTTCAATGGCAGGGCGTTATGGCTCGGGCGTATCGGCTGATATTCAGAACCGTGCGGCAACTACAATGGCAAATAGTCTAAATAATAAATACGGTGAACTAGCCTATCAGAACTACGCTAATGAACGTGGTATGCAAAATCAAGCGGCAATGGGCGCACCTACTTTGGCACAAGCTGATTACAACGACATCAATCAACTAATGAAGTCTGGTCAAGTGATGGAAGGCTACCAACAAAAAGCCCTTGATGCTGATATCAACAAGTTTAATTACCAACAAAATATCCCTTACTCAAAACTTTCTACTTACTTGGGTTCTGTCTATGGTGCGCCTCAAGGCTCAGTCACGCAGTCAACTTCTAGTGGTGGCAAGATTGTTTGTACGATGATGAACGAGTTTTACGGCATCGGCTCTTTCCGTAACCGAGTATGGATTGCACAATCAGCCCGTATGCCTAACTCGAAGACAATTGAGAAAGGCTATCACATTGTATTTTTGCCATTGGTCAACTTTGCTAAGAAAAAAGGCTTCTTAAATGAAGTGGTTCGTTCCATTTTGGAACATATCGCTAAACATCGCACAGCAGACGTATACAAAGAGATGCGTAACGGAAGACGGGATACGTTAGGGCGCATCTATCGCGCAGTCCTAGAGCCTCTATGCTACTGCGTTGGCAGAATGAAAGGATATTAATATGGCTGATCCAATAATCACACCAATGTTAATCGGTGCGGCAGTCGGTGGTGTAGGTAGCGCAGTAACAGGTAGCGACCCGTTAAAGGGTGCTTTGCTTGGTGCGGCAGGTGGTGGATTAGGTAGTGCGGCTGGATTATTTGGCGGCGCTGCAGGGGCTGGTGCTAACGCTAGTGCTGGCGCTTTGGGTTCGGTTGGTAACTCTGCTGGCACTCTTGGAGCTACAGCGGCTGAAACTGCGGCAACAAGTCTTTTACCTACAACCATTACTCCTACACTTGCAAGCGTAGAGGGTGCGTCTGCTGCGGCATCTCCTTTGTTTGGATATACAGCAAGCGGAATATCTCCAGCGATGAGTGCGGCTAATGCGGCTGTCATTCCAACAGCGGCAGATATTGGTGCTGGCTTTGGTGCTAATTCAATTGCGAATATGACTTCTCCATCTATGTTTGATGGCTTATCTAAATACGCTACTGTTAATAACTTAATTGGTGCTTCAAGCATAATGAATCAATTTCAGCCTCGCCCAGTACAATCAGCACCACAAGGTAGAATTACACAAGGGCAAGCGCCAGAGGGTGGTCTTGGTCAAGGCGGTGTAGAAGGATTACTTGCGCAACTTAAAAGACAGCAACAATATCAACCTGTTTCACTATTGTAGGAAAAAATCATGGGATTATTAGATATGCTCGGTGGGCTAGGTACTACTCCACCACAATACTTACAGGGCTTGCTTGGCGCACAGCAGACTGAGGACTTACAAAAACGTTCTATCGGCACAGGCTTGGCTAACGCACTTGTTGGCTATCTTGCTATGCCTAAAAATCAAAACTTGGGGCTAGGGCGTATCTTAGCAGGTTCAGCACAGGCAGGGCTTCAAGGCGCACAGGGTGTTTATCAAGGGGCTACACAAGATTACTTGCAAGCACAAAAGATTGACGAGATGGAACGTGCTAAAGAACAAAGAACAAGGCAATTATCAGCCGTTGAACAAGCAGCAACTCAATTTCCAGAATATGCGGATGCTATTAGAGCAAATCCAGAACTTCTTAAAGAAATTATTGCTGCTAAAATTAAGCCAACAGAATCTCAAATTGCTAAACTAAGCCCTAAAGATTACACACCAGAATCATGGGCTTCATTTATCAAGTCTGGAAATGACACTACTCAATTGCGTGAAGCTATAAATCCATCTACCGCTGATGTAACTAATGATCGCAATGCGGTTGCATTTGCTAACTTTGGTGGCAAAAAATTTAGTGAGCTAACTCCCGATCAAGCAAAGCAAGTAAATAACTATATTGAGCAATCAAAAGTTAGGGTTGCTGGTGCTGGGGTTCCTAGCCAACAGCCTACATTTACAGATGCCACAAAGATTCGTGAGGAGTTTAGAACGAATCCTGTAGTAAAAGCATTTGATACGCAAGATAGCGCTTACAAGATTATTAAATCCACAATGACAAATCCATCTGCCGCTGGTGACTTGGCTGGCATTACTAAATTTATGAAATTGTTAGATCCCGAGTCAGTTGTTCGTGAGTCAGAAATTGGATTGGCAAGAAACGCTAATGGACTATATGATAAATTAACAAACTACGCTCAAAATAGATTGAGTGGCAAGATACTTACACCACCACAAAGGGCAGACTTTTTAGCTACGGCAGAACAGTTTTACAACATCGCCAGAGAACAAAAGAAACTTGTAGAAAATGAATATTCTAGGATTGCAAAAATAGGCGGTTTAGATCCTACACTTGTTGTTGGCTCTCCAAGTTCTGAAACTTCATTGTCTAGTCAAGATATGGCAAGAAAACTTCTTGAACAAAGAAAAAAAGGTAAATAATTATGGGTATTGATGAACAAACATTAAACAAGTTATCTACCAAAGATTTAGAATACTTTGCTGCCAATAAGATGGATAAGATGTCAGACAATGGATTAAATATTATTGCATCTGCTCCAACACAATCATATTCATCAGATCCTAGTATTCCTACGCCTATGGGTACTATTGAACCCAGACGTGTTGTTCCAGAAAGGACACTTGGTGAAAAAGCATTGGGTGTTGGAGAAGCTGCATTGTCAACCTTAACTGGCGCAACAACTGGCACAGCAAGTGGTCTAGCAAATATGTTTACTCCAAAGCCACAAGCAAATCTTGCAGCAGATAGGGCGCAATTTGAAAAAATGAATCCCAATCAATTATATATTCCGCAAGAGCAAGCCTTCTTTAGAGGTGCTGAAAGAGCAACATATTCACCAAGAACCGAAGCTGGTCAAGAGTATGCAAATAACATGGGTGAATTTATTAATAGTCTTGGGCTTCAAGGTTTAATGGGTATGCCAATGACTCCTAAGTCAACCTTGCCTAAGATTAAACCAGAAAAATCTGGGCTTACTGCAAATGCTATTGGCATGACTACAGGCACAGGGGCTGAAGCAATAAGCCAAGCATTTAAGGCTGGTAAAGTGGGTGGCGAAAAGGGAAAAATATTTATTGAAAATATGCGCCAAGAAGTGCCTATTGATACTGTATTAAATTCTGCAAAGCAATCGCTACAAACCATGAAAGCTAATAAATCTGCTGATTATGTTGCAAGTAAACAAGGATGGGCGGCAGACAATACAAGGCTAGATTTTACTCCTATCGAACAATCATTTTTAAACCTTGAAGACTCTTTAAAGGTTAAAGGTAAATGGAAAATTGGTAAAGATGAAGTTGGCAAGGTAAGCGAAGTTCGCCAAGTGATTAACGATTGGAAAAAATCACCATCATTACATACCACAGTAGGTCTTGATGCGCTTAAACAGCGAATTGATGCTATCTACCCTGACAGTCCAAAACAATCGCAGGCACAAAGAATTATTACAGGCGCAAGCAATTCAGTTAAAGATACAATTATTAAACAAGCACCTGATTATGCTAACGCTATGAAAGATTATGAGGTTATGTCATCTACCATCAAAGACATTGAATCAGCACTTTCATTAGGCAATAAGGCATCCAAAGACACAGCGTTACGCAAGCTACAGTCTTTAACTCGCAATAACGTGCAGACGAACTATGGTGGTCGTTTAGACATGGCAAAACAACTTGAGCAGGTTGGCGGTGAAAACATTATGCCAGCAGTATCTGGGCAAGCGTTAAGCGCTTTGACTCCTCGTGGTCTAGCTGGTCAAGGTGGCGCAAGTTTGGCAGCTTTGGCTAGTTATTTTAATCCAGCAACATTAGCCATGTTACCTTTAACGTCACCTAGACTCATGGGAGAAACTGCATTTAAATTAGGGCAAACATCTAATTACTTGCCTCAATCTCCTAAAATTCCATTTAAACAAAACCCACAAATTTATGGTTTATTAACACAACAAGAACAAGGCAACAAATGAAATCATCCTTTATAAACCAAATCACTTTATGCGATAACTGTAAATCAGCATTTATCATTCATATAGAAGGTGACGCTTCGACTTGCGATAGTTGCATAGCGGAACGTGAACTAACCCATGAGATTATTGATAGCGGTGCGCTAGTGGGGATTGTACATGACTGTTACTAAATTGAGGGGTACGCTACAAGGATACTTTGAGCACATGACAGGCAAGATGATTGAGGCTGTTGGTACGTTTGATGATGAACTTATTATCTTACTAGACGATCAATCAGAGGTTTGCTTATGGTCAGATGGCTCTCTATCAATACAAATCAACGAACGACAAGAATTGGATGACTAAATGCAACTATCACCACACTTTACTTTAGCGGAATTAACATTTACAAACCATAGAACGCTAGACAATACGCCTGATGCAGACTCATTAAAGAACCTTACACGATTGGCTGAGTTCTTAGAAAAAGTGCGGGCTATACTAGGTGCGCCCATTGATGTTAATAGCGCCTATCGCTCACCAGCAGTTAATACTAGCGTGGGCGGAAAACCAACAAGCCAACATTGCAAAGGCTGTGCGGCAGATATTAAAGTAAGCGGCATGACCCCTGACCAAGTTGTTCGCAAGATTAAAGATAGCGGATTACCATTTGACCAGCTTATTCGAGAGTTCGATGCGTGGACTCATGTATCAATCTCAGAGGGTACAAAGCCTCGCAACCAAGTATTGATTATTGATAAAAAAGGAACTCGACCTTATGCTTAAGCCTTATCTTATCGTGGCAGGGCTTGTTGGTTTTTTGCTAGTTTTTGGATTTGGCTATCGTATGGGTGGCAATAGCGTCAAGGTTGAATACCAAGCCAAGCTAAACGCACAACAGGTAGAGGCTGAGAAGCTAGTGCAAGAGAACATCGAGCATGTACTCGCTACCCAAGCCCAAAATGACCTAGTTAAATATAACCTTGAAAAAGAAAGACAGAACCATGTCAAAGAAACTAACCGTATTCGTGTTTTGCTTGCTACTAACAGCTTGCGCTTCATCCCCGTTACAAGTGGGCAGAGTAGTAGCGACCAAGTGTCCAACACCACCAACACCGCCAGTAACACAAACTCCACCAGCGTTGAGCTTCCAACAAAGATTACAGCAAATCTTCGGGAACTAGCTTACGATTGCGACACCTTGCGTGATGATTATGAGATACTTTACAAGTTTAGCGTTAAATAGCTTGACAAAAGTTGTGAATATATAAATCGAGTGTTAAAGTGACATTGCCATTTTAACTACTAGAGAGTCAAATGAAAATATTATTGCTAGATTACAGCGTTACCGAAGATGGTGTTATTACCAGCCATAAATATGGTAAAAATAAAATACTTAAACAATACCTAAATTCAAATGGATATTTGTGCGTTAAAGCAGACAACAAACAACAAAAAGTTCATTCTCTTGTTGCGTCAAAATATGTAGATGGATATAGCGACTTATGTAATACAGTCAATCATAAAGATGGGAATAAACTAAATAATCATTATTCAAATCTTGAATGGGTATCTAGAAAAGACAATTTGTATCACGCTATGGATAATGGGCTTCACGCTTGGGGAAGGTCTGGTGTTATAGGAACATCAATAAAAGATGGTAGCAATCTATTTTTTGCTTCTATTGCAGAAGCTGCAAGAAATGGATTTACTCAACCAAACATATCAAAATGCCTTGCTGGTCAAAGAAAAGTTTGCAAGGGTTACACTTGGAGATTAGCATGAAGATCTTATTGTTAGATATCGAATCTGCTCCGAATCTTGTTCATGTTTGGGGATTGTGGAATCAGAACGTAGGCATCAATCAGATTATGGATAGTGGCTATGTTTTATGTTGGGCTGCTAAATGGTACGGCAACGACAAAATATATTTTGATAGCGTACATAAGAGCAAGCCTAAACGGATGCTACAACGCATCTATGATATGTTAGAGGAAGCAGATGCAGTCATTCATTACAATGGCACTAAGTTTGATATTCCTACGCTAAACAAGGAATTTTTATTGCATGGCATGACGCCACCAGCACCATATAAGCAGATTGACTTGCTACGCACAGCTAGAGGAAACTTTCGTTTCCCATCTAACAAGCTAGATTACATTGCACAGTCACTAGGGCTAGGTAAAAAGGTTAAGCACATTGGGCATGAGTTGTGGATTCGTTGTATGAATAAAGACGATGAAGCGTGGGAGATGATGCAAGAATACAATATACAAGACGTTATATTGCTAGAGAAAGTTTACGAGAAGCTGAAGCCGTGGGTTAAGTCACATCCGAATCATGGAGTATATGAGGGCGGTGTATGTTGCACTAATTGTGGTGGAACTAACTACCAACGTAGAGGATGGTCTTACACACAAGCTAACAAGTATCAGCGATTTGCTTGTAACGATTGTGGCACATGGTTTAGAGGTTCTAAGAACAATTTATTTGATGAGCCTAAGAGATTTATTGCGGTTTCGTGATTATGTGATATAATCATGAGTATCTTAACAAGGAGATACTTATGAACAATCAAAATAAATTACAAAAGCAAAAAGAATACAGATTAAAAAACGGAAACTCTTGCACCAAAAAATATGAAAAAACTAAAAAAGGATTTTTAGTTCGATTGTATAGAAACATGAAATCAAGAGTATCTGGCGTTCAAAAATCTAAACATCATTTATATGCTGGCAAATCACTGTTAGCTAGAGATGAGTTTTATGAATGGGCTTTAAATAATGATTCATTCCATAAATTATTTAATCAATGGGAACTTTCTAGCTATGAACGTAAGCTGTGTCCATCTGTAGATCGCATCAATTCAAACATTGGGTATGAATTAAATAATATGGAGTGGGTAGAGTTTAGTGAAAATTGCAGACGTGGTCTTTATTCAAAGTTAAATAAGATTAAAGAATCAGCAAAACAATTAAGTTCTTAAAGGAACGTTACAATTACTAATGCTTTTTCTAAACTTATTTAATGATAATGCTGATGTTTGTGTCTAACATTTATGCCATTATTACATACAAGCAATTTTGCTTATTATATATTAAGGACTAATCATGGCTTGGACTAAACCAGAAGCAATAACTATTCGTCTTGGGATGGAAATCACGGCATATGTGATGACAAAGTAATTAGTCGTAATGTAATCCTTCATTACCATTTTGAGAGATTACATCAATCCTAGTTTCATCCCACTCATCGCTACCATTATTTGGATACTCATTTAGTGGTAGAGGTGGTGGCACATACTTTTCCTTCTTAGGCTTCACTCCAAATATCGCATCAAAGTTATTGCTGAACTTTTCTTGTGCTTCCTTGTCACCTAGCTTGCTTGCTAGCGCATCCCCAGTTACATCATTGTACGTTGCCATGATATCTCCTTACATAGTAAACCTTGCTTAAACTTACTCCCATATCGTATGCCACAATCTTTGGCGCTTGGCTAACGAGTTTATTTAACACAGTTGATATAAAGTCATCACCTAGCTTTTTTAATGGCTCATAGACGCTTACACGAGGCTTCTTGACGTATTCTTTCGGTGTGTATTCGCTAAAAGATTCATAATGCGTCATATTCTTTCCTAGCGAGGGCATTTTAAACTCTCGCACCATAAACTGGTTACTTAGGTTAATCAATATCAATCTGATATACGGTAGCGATAGCCCTGTGGCTTCTTTAATCTGCGCCATTGATGCTGGATTGTTATAAATGTAGCTACAAATATTCTGTTTGCTAATCTCGCCTAGATTGTGTTTAGTAATTACACTCATGCTACTTCCCACATTGAGAATGAACTGCCGATGCCCTTGTATCCGCTAGAGGCTTTCTTGCGTAACGGGGCATCTAGTTTTACATCTAGCCTACGAATAATCCGCAAGTTTGGGTTAGCTTTCATAGCGTCTGCATCTTTGGCAAATCGTTTTGTATATTCTTCTCTTTCTTCGTCTGAGATGTTTAATTCATCCTCAGTCTTAGCGGTAAAGGTCTTATCTGTCTGACGGTAAACATTAATCCATTTGCTATCGCCAGCTCTCTGAATTTTAACTTGGATAATATAACCAAGACTTGATAATTTATTCAAATGGTTTTTTATAATGTTCTTACCAAGCCCAATTCGCTTTTGAATCTCCCAAATATCTATAACTTCGTTTCCAACTGCATCAAAGATTGCTTGCTTATTAAGCTCTGCATTGAGCAGGATGTCTTTTCTTGTTTTCATCTTCATCTCCATAAAAAGAATGGGTTACTAACGTGGTTAATAAAGTTGAGCGCAATATATTGTACGCTTTCGCCCATGTTCGTTACATCAAAAAGGAATATCGTCTTCTATTACATCTAGCGGTTGATCTTGATACCCATTAGCCTTGCTTGCTTCTTTCGGTGCTGAATCTTTCTTGCCAAGTAGCGTTACATTGCTTACAAGACACTCTAGCGATGATTTATTCTCACCAGCCTTGTTCGTGTATTCATTCAAAGAAATCTCGCCTGTAATCGCTACCTGTGAGCCTTTAGTGAGCATTGGTGCAAGTGTTTCACCACGTTTACCTATAATGCTACAGCGAAGCCATGTGGTTTTCTTGCGGTCACCATAACCAGAGGATAACGCAAAACTAAAACTTGCAATTGCTGTGCCTTCTTTAGTGAAGCGTACTTCTGCCTCACTCCCAATATTGCCTACTGCGTTCAGATTATTAATTTTAGTTCCCCTTTTTAATTGATGTTGCTAGTAAATATTTTTCGCCAAGATATTCAATGGCTGCCTGTAACTTCTCTTTCTGCTTTTGTGACTGCGCTGGTGTTGCCATTCCGTAAAGTGAGTTGATTAACATTACTTTCTCCGTGATTAACAAATTGTTTATGAAATTTTAATCTTGCAGTTTCTGCTGTAATTTTTGCTAATTCTATATTTTTAAAATAACCCAAATGTTTTTGTTTTCCATTTACTCTAACTCTTACTCTATAACTTTGCATAGGCTCATACCAAGCTACACCTTTTATTCCAGATGTATTGTTTTTGCAAACACCAGTATTCCATTGATTTTCACTATTGCAACATTCTCTTAAATTGCACAATCTATTATCATCTTTAATCCGATTAACGTGATCTAAATAATCTTTTGGAAATTCTCCATATTCATAAAGCCATGCTAAACGATGTGCCCTATAAATCTTTTTATTTAAACCTATTGATATATATCCGTGTGTATCTTTACATCCAGCAACAGATCCAACTGGTCTTTTAGGATGTGATTTTATCCAAGTAAAGACGCCTGTATTTGGATCGTAATGTAGTAATTCTTTAAGTTCTGATTGTGTAATCATGATGTGTCCTAATCAACATTGAGTGAGTAATGTGGCTGAAAGATGGATTAGCATCTAAACAGTTGCCCGCACTCCTGCGACCACAAAATAATTATACACTACTTTAATGATTCAGCGTGTTTTTTGATTGCACTACGAATTGGTGCATCAAGTAATGTCCACATAAAAACTCTTTCTTCATTGTTAAGGCTTGTGTAAATTCTGTGGGATTCTGCAATGTCACCATCTTCTTTGGCAGCAATGGCTTCTATAGCCAAATCACGAATGAATTGTTTGTCATCTTCTGACAGTTCTTCACCAGCACCATCTGTTGCTTTAATGATGCTAGGCTTTGGTGTTGATTTCTGTACTTTGTCATCCTCTGGCACATCTTCGCCAGCAAAAATGTATAAACCTAAACCATGTAGCGCAATTGCTTTGGCTAGGCATCGTTGCATCGCTGTGTTGACCGCCATGCTGTCTGGGTTAGGGATCGCTTTGTTACGATAGTCCATAACAGGCAATTGCGAGGTCATAGACTTACCGAACGCAGTGACTGTACAGAACACCATCAATGTTTCGCCAAATCGTACAGGCTCACCATAAGACCATGTTGCGGATGGGTCTTGCATCAGTAGCTGGTCAACAGCCCATGCCCACGATAAATACGTTAAATTGTTTTTCTTTTCCGTGTGTGCGTTTACGTTAATTGCTCTTAGTGTCTGATAGTTACTCACTCTGTTCTCCTAGTTAAAAATAATATCTTTGTTATCAAAATTATCTACGACCCATTCCGTGAAGTTATCCATAAAGTTGTCTAGCATCCATTCCTCATCGTGGGCTTTTGGTTCTGTGTCTAGCATATAATCCCAGAATTGTTCGCTGTATTTCTCTTCCATAGCATCCCAATTAATTGAATCAATAAACTCTGCTAGGTTAAACTCTGCTTGGTGCTGTTGTTCGCTCATTCCCATCCCCTAACTTTAGCTATTATACCAGTTACTACAAATATGGCACAAATTATTGCACCACCTAAACAAAGTATTAATAAATTATCTAGCATCATCATCTCCTATTCGTTTCTACTATCAATAATACCGCCAGCAGCATCATACATAGCTGACATAAGCGATTTAGTAAACAACAACAAATCTTTATCAGCAGTATCTTTATCTTCTTGTTTTGTAGCGTTCATGCGATTGCAATAAGATTTGAACATTGCTCGCAAAGTAGTGCTAGATAAATCAAAATCAACGTATTGGTCTGCAATCAAATCATAGACAAAGTTTTCTTCGTCTGCTGCTTCTTCAATCTCATAATCACGATTCTCATCCATCGCAGTAAGGTAGCTGTCCATAACTTTTTTCTCGTGTGGGTTATTAAGGTAGTATTCGTAGTAATCACTCATTTTCTTCTCCTGTGTTAATATTGTGTTGCGTTAGATGTAACTATACTCTCATAAAAAAGTATTGCAACAACTAAATGCAATTATTTTCAATTATTTTTAACTTTTTGGATAAGTCTATGAAACGTAACAAGTTTAATGCTGTAAAAACTGTAATCGACAACATCACATTCCACAGCAAAAAAGAGGCATCCAGATACGCACAGCTTAAGTTATACGAAAAAGGTGGACTGATTAGCGATCTACGCTTACAAGTTCCGTATGAGTTAATCCCCAAGCTAGTGATAAATGGCAAGACAGAGAGAGCCATTAAGTATGTAGCGGATTTTGTTTACTTTGACACGGTAAATAAAATTGATATTTGCGAGGACTGCAAAGGATTTATAACTGATATTTTTAAGCTGAAGTATAGGCTGATGAAATCCGTACATAATATAGAAATCAAGATAACTTGACATTTTAAGCAGTTGATGGTATCGTGTTAAACATTGATGCCCGACTGCACAATACTAAAGCCTCCAAAGGTTTTGGTTTCTTACTTTAATGTAACCTGTGGTCGGACAGGGAAGCCAAAACCTCTGGGGGTTTTTTCATTCCTACGGTACTGTTCGCCAATCAATGTCGCAATGACCCATGTCACGGGGGCTAACAAGAAAAGTGATGGTGCTTCGATTAAAAGACACGGCATCGCCTAGCCTTACTTGGGGACTAGGGAAAACAGACAAAATGGTGAAGTAATAGCGTGTGGCTCACGAACGAGCGTCTGATAGAATGAACAAGTAGCTTTAGGCTAGATGCAGTTATCTAATATTGATAATGGCATAAGATGGTAGTTTCACCATCTCGTGTCTTGCCTTGCATGAAAGAAATGTAAAAATAAAAAAATATTGACACGACTATCTGTGCTTGGTATAGTGGTATTAGTGAATTTATCAATGGCATGGGAAAGATGCTTAGATTGATAAGTTCATTATGAACTGAGGCTGTTATTGAGATGCTTTCCCCATCTTGGTATCAGCCTTTTTTTATGCTTAGGAGTTTTAAAATGGCTATGTATTTACAGTATCAAGATGAAGTAAAAATTGAAATTGATGAAGATAATGATTTGGTTATGACTCAGGTTTGTCACATGACTGGTGAAGAAGATACAATTTTAGTTAATTGTGCAAATATTGATTGGTTTCTTGAATTGCTTGAAATGGCTAGAGCAAAGGGCTGTGTAAAGGAGTCTGATGATGGATTGGTTTAGACACGACTCAAACGCTAACTTAGATGAGAAGCTGCAAGAGGTGCTGCTAGATTACGGACTAGAAGGCTATGGTCTGTATTGGTACTGTATTGAACTTATCGTAGGTAAGACAAACACAGACAACATCACTTTTGAACTGAAGCACGATGCTCGCATTATCGCTAGGAATACAGGATCAACTCCGCAGAAGGTTGAGGAGATGATGAAACGCTTTGTATCGCTAGGACTGTTTGAGAATGTTGACGGCAAAATTACCTGCTTGAAGGTTGCTAAACGCTTGATGTCATCAGCCACCAGCAACCCACAGATGCGTAACTTGATACAGAATATTAAACTAAGTCATGATGGCGTCATGACGGCATCAGATAAAATCAGCTCAGATAAGACTAGATTAGATAAGATTAGATTAGATAAGAATAAACCATCTCGTGCTGTCGCACTCGTGAAAGAGTATGTAGATGATGGATTTAATCAGTTCTGGGAAGCGTATCCAAAGAAAGTAGGAAGGGATGCAGCACTAAAGGCTTGGGAAAAGGTTAAGCCACCTATTGACGATGTTATCTACTCACTAGCATGGCAGAAGCAAACCGAGCAATGGAGTAAGAAAAATGGTCAGTACATACCAAACCCATCTACCTACTTGAATCAAGGTCGTTGGAAGGATGAGATGCCAGTAGAGGAGTTATGGTAATGATTGATAATGAGAAGGCACAATTTAAAGCCATGATGAAGGCACTAACGCAATTGTTTAACAAGCCAGACTTAGACATTGAGTTACTGCGTATCTGGTGGCACAAACTTAATCGCTTTGAGTTTCGTGTTGTTAGCAAGTCATTTGATAGCTGGGTGGATAATAACAAGCGTATGCCGACACCTGCTGACATTTTGGAGTTATGCAAGGCTCAAGAGTCTAGGGTGATACTTACTGGCATTGGTAGGAAGATAACATCAGAGGTAAAGGCAGAGAACCAAGCAAGACTGCAAAAGATGATGGCTGATCTTGGATGGAGTAAACGACTATGATAGCTATTTTATTTGCTAGAGATGATAGTCGCTATAAAGAACTTGGGGGGGGGTACGATGTATATGACATCCATCGTGATGCTAGGAACTATTGTAAAAGCTATCCAGTTATAGCGCATCCACCTTGTCGTGCTTGGGGTATGTTATCTCACATGGCTAACCCAAGACCAGATGAAAAGCAGCTTGCTTTCTTTGCATTAGCGCAAGTAAGGCTTAACGGTGGAGTGCTAGAACATCCACATGGCTCACGTTTATGGCAAGAAGCACACCTACCCTTAGCAGGTGAGTTTCCTGATGAATTTGGTGGCTTTACGATTGAAATAGACCAATTCGACTTTGGTCATGTAGCACACAAAAACACTAAACTTTATATTTGCGGCATTGCTTACAAAAACTTGCCACCATTGCCACCAAAAAATACAGCATTAACCGATAGAAGTATTTGCGGAAATGTTAAAGGCACGAAACGATGCACACAATATCAGCGAGAATATAGCCCAGACAATTTAATTGATTGGATGACTGAAATTTGTTTAAAAATAAATATGCAACACAAAGAATAATGTGATATTATGTACTACATCAACACTTCGTTGATTAACAGGAGAATGAAATGAAACTACTTGCATCACTTTTACTTTTAGCATCATGCGCACCAGCACACGCTTATGACTACTATCAAGGCTCACAGAACGTGATTAACACATACTCACCGCCAAAGGTTATTTATGTAGCACCACAGCAACGCTATGTGCCACCTGCGACATATACACCACCAGCAACGTACTATGCGCCACCATCTAATTATGTTGCGCCTACTACGAACTACAATCAGTATCAGCCGATTGTAACGCCACAGCAAAACTATAACTTTGGAGTTGAATAATGAGTGAGAAGCGAGGTCGCAAACCATTGCCACCACACATGAGAGCAGTAACGACATCATTGCGCCTCAGACCAGACCGATTGATAGTGTTTAAGCAGCTAGGTGGCGTAAAGTTTTTGAATGCCATATTAGACGAAGAAATGTATTTTAACGTGATGTTTGATAATGAAGTGGCTTAAAGGTGACAATTATTACATCAAGTCTGGAAGCTACACTATCAGCAAATCATTTATCGCTGACAAGGTAATTTATGAATTGTGGATAGGTAGCAAGTGGCTTTATAAAGATAACACTTTGGAGAAAGTAAAAGAATATGCAGCAAAATCGCCCGTTTAATATCACCAAGAGCAATCTGCCTGTATTGGTAGCAAGGCTTAACGACTTGGTAGAGCAAGAAGGTAATTGGCAAGTAATCATTAAGCAGAAAGAAAGTGATCGAAGCCTAGAGCAAAATTCTCGCCTTTGGGAGTTATACACTAGCGTAGGCAATTACTTGGGATATTCAGCACAAGACACGCACGAATTGCTCGGGTACAAGTTCCTATTGATTGAAAAGAACGTAGGGCGTGAAAAGATAACAAAGGTACAGTCAACCACCAAGCTATCGGTTAAAGAGATGGCTGAGTATCAAGAGAAAATAGAAGCCTTTGCATCGAATTTGGGCTGGTCGTGGTAATGTGGAATTATCGAATAATGGAGATTGAGGATGATGGAGAGAAATACTACGAGATTAAAGAGGTCTATTATCATAGGGATGGTAGCCTTATGGGTTATTGTAACGCTAGTGTTAGTGGCG